AAAGATTTATCAAATTGTTGAACTATAATTTGGTTATTTAAAAAAAGGTTATTATATTAAACGTTGTAAACAATTTAATTTTAGTTATATTATGAATCTAGACGCAATCAAGAAAAAACTTGAGTCAATGCAAAAGACCTCTAATGGTGGTTCAAGCAACAATTCAAGCAATGTTAAGCGATTTAAGCCTACCATTGGAAAACAAACAGTCCGTGTTGTACCTTTTAAATACAACAAAGAATTTCCATTCACGGAAATGAAATTTTACTACGGTATCGGAAGCCGTAAAGTAATCGCTTCGCCTTTAAATTGGGGTGAAAAAGATCCAATTGCAGAATTTGCAAAACAATTACGTGGAACAAACGACAAAGAAAATTGGCGTTTAGCTAAAAAATTAGATCCGAAAACTCGTATCTATGCTCCTGTAATTGTACGTGGTGAGGAAAGTGAAGGTGTTCAATTGTGGGAATTTGGTAAAGAAATTTACGAAGCATTTTTGCAAATGGCAGCTGATGAAGAAGTAGGTGATTTTACAGATATCATGTCTGGACGTGACATCAAAATGACTACAGTAGGACCTGAAGCTACAGGTACAAAGTACAATAAGACAACTATTACTCCATCAATGAAAACTTCTGAATTATCTGAAGATTCTAAATTGATCGAAAAATGGTTAGAAGAGCAAGAAAATCCAAAAGATTTGTACAAGCCACTTCCATTTGATACTATCAAACAAGCACTTCAAGAATGGTTAAATCCTGAAGATGAAGAAGAAACAACATCAGAGGAAGTAGTTGATGAAGTAAAAGAAGAACCAAAATCAAACTACAGTTTATCTACTAAACCAGAAGCTAAAAAATCAAAAGTAGAAGCATTTGATGATCTGTTTGGTGAAGATGATGACGATGCTCCATTTTAATTAAAATAAACAAGTTATGGCTAAAGGAAGAAAATCGCTCACTGAAGCGGCGGACAAGGAACTAAAATCTGCGTTCAATTTAGATAAATTTAAGGCAAATAAAGGTTTAGCATCAAACGTTAAATTCAAAGAACAAAAGTGGATTCCATTTTCACCCGCTCTACAGGAAGCATTGTCTATCCCTGGCATTCCTATGGGACATAATTCAATGGTTCGAGGTAAAAGTAACACAGGTAAATCAACTATGACCATCGAGGTAGCAGTTAATGCTAAAAAGATGGGAATATTACCTGTGTTAATCATTACCGAAATGAAACATGATTGGAACCACTGGAAAACAATGGGTTTTGAAATTGAAGATGTTGTTGATACTGAAACAGGTGAGATTGTTGATCAAACAGGTTTCTTTATCTATAGAGATAGAAGTTCATTGAATTCAATTGAAGATATTGCTGCATTTATGATCGACTTATTAACCGAACAGAAAAAAGGCAATTTACCATACGATCTACTATTTATTTGGGACTCAGTCGGTTCAATTCCATGTCAAATGTCTATTGAACAAGGTAAAAATAACCCAATGTGGAACGCAGGAGCCATTGCAACTCAATTCGGTAATTTTATCAATCAACAGATTGTAATGTCTCGTAAGGAAAGCTCAAAATACACGAATAGTTTATTTATTGTAAATAAAGTAGGTGTTGCTCCGGCTCTAACTCCAATGTCACAACCTAGGATGACAAATAAAGGTGGAGATACATTTTACTATGACGTGTCATTGTGTTTAACTTTTGGAAATGTTACAAATGCTGGTACTTCTAAACTTAATGCTGTTAAGGACAAGAAAAAAGTTGAATTTGCATTGCGTACAAAAATTGCTTGTGATAAAAATCACATCAATGGAATTACTACAATGGGTACTATTGTTTCAACAGTACATGGGTTCATTAAAGATGATCCGAATGCAATTAAAAAGTACAAAGATACTCATGTTCACGAATGGGCAGATATTTTAGGACAGGGTACTTATACAGTACAAGAAGACAATAGTGAGTGGGACGAAAAAGCACCAACACCTGATTTATTTGAAAACGAAGATTAATATGAAAAAAGACCTCTTAAACCTCTTAAACAATATACAAGAACACGGGGAAGAAACCCCACAATCAGAGCGATACCTGCTTATAGATGGACTCAATCTTTTCTTTCGAAATTTTAGTGCAATTAATGCAGTTAATTCAAATGGAGTTCATATTGGAGGTTTAGGAGGATTTTTTCGTTCTTTGGGAGCTTTAATTCGCACCATTCAACCAACACAAGTTTATGTTGTGTTTGATGGTGTAGGTTCCTCCAATAATAGAAAAAATATTATTCCTGAATACAAGTCAAACAGAAATATAACTCGAGTAACTAAACATGAATTGTTTGATAATTTGGAAGAAGAAGATGACTCCAAAGTAGATCAAATAGTTCGCATCATCCAATACTTAAAAACGCTACCTGTTAAAACAGTTTCGTTACCTAGAGTAGAAGCAGATGATATTATCGCTTATTTAAGTGATACTTTAATTACTAAACCCGAAGACAGAGCATTCATAGTATCCAGTGATAAAGATTATTTACAGTTGGTAAGCGAGCAAGTAATTGTTTATCGTCCAATTGAAAAAGAATATTACACAACAGATACTGTAAAAGAAAAATTTAATGTAACACCACATAACTTCCTATTATACAAATTGTTGATGGGTGATAGTTCTGATGGGGTAACAGGGATTAAAGGATTAGGGGCTAAAGGATTATTCAAAAAATTCCCCGAGTTATCAACAAGAGATTTATCATTTGATGATTTAATTGATCTTGCTGAAGCTAAATTAAAAGAACATGTAGTATACGCAAGAGTATTACATGATGTGCCTTTGCTAGAAGACAAATACAGGGTAATGGATTTATCTAATCCAATGATGGATGATAAAGATAAGATGTTTATAGACAAGTTTGTTGAAGAAACACATTTACAATTCCTACCTCACACATTCGTTGAAATGTGCAACGAAGACCAAATTGGAAACTTAATTCGAAATACTGAATTCTGGGTTCAAGATGTTTTTAAAGATTTGTTGGTTACCCAACAATAAGTTATTAAATTTAAATAAAAGTTATAATATGACCCTCCAATCAATTGATGAATACGGCCCATCGTTCCAAATGAAAGTAATATCTTCATTGTTAACGCATAAAGAATTTTTACAGAACATCAATGATGTATTGAGTGATGAATATTTCTCAAACCCAGCACATAAATGGGTTATAAATGAAATTTTAAATTACTACGAAAAATATCATACAACCATTTCAATGGATATTTTAAAAGTTGAAATGAAAAAGTTAGATAATGAAGTACTTAAAGTATCTGTAAAAGAACAGTTACGAGAAGCATATAGAGCAGACATTGAAGATTTAGCTTATGTACAAGAAGAATTTTCTACATTTTGCAAAAACCAACAGTTAAAAAAAGCACTATTGAATAGTGTTGATTTATTAAAAGCAGGTGACTATGACTCAATTAAATATATGATTGAATCAGCCATGAAAGCAGGTGCTGATAAAAATATTGGGCACGAATATAAAAAAGACACTGAATCACGTTACCGTGAAGATCATAGAAAAATTGTTCCAACTCCATGGCCTGAAATTAATGAACTAGTTCAAGGTGGTTTAGGTAATGGAGATTTAGGTTTGATTTTTGGTAATCCTGGAGGAGGTAAATCTTGGACATTGGTTGCTTTAGGTGGTTATGCTGTAAAAATGGGATATAATGTTATCCACTATACTTTAGAATTAAGTGAATCATATACTGGAAGACGATATGATGCTTTTTTTACAGGTGTACCTGTTGACCAATTAGAAAAATATAAAGATAACGTAGAAGCATCAACATCTGATCTATTAGGTGAATTGATTATACGTGAATTTCCAATGGGAAAAACTACAATTTCTACAATAGAAGCGCATATAAATAAAGTAAAAGATTTAGGAATTGAACCAGATCTTATCATAATAGATTATATTGATCTTCTTTCTTCAAAACGAAAAAGAGGAGATCGTAAGGAAGAGATTGATGATATTTATACAAGCACGAAGGGATTAGCTCGCGAATTAAACCTACCAATTTGGTCAGTTTCGCAAGTAAATCGCGCAGGAGCCAAAGATAATGTTATTGAAGGC